TCTGGGGCAACTGTTACAATTACTTCAACCCAAACAAATCCTAGCAACTATATTGGAGATATAACTGCTACTTCAGACTCAGATGGGTTCATTGAAGCTACAGGTTCTTCAACTACAGGTACAATTATAACAATAGAGGCAGATAATTATTCTACTTACAGTGGAAGTTTACCTAGTACTGGATTAAATGGGAATGGTTCAAGTATTTCTATTAGTTTGTCTCCAATAGGAGAAGTTAAAAAAATATGGAACACAAACAAAGGTAATATAATGTTTAATCCTGATGATACTATTTTAATAGAAATAAGTTAAATATGGCAACAGTAAGAGATACATCAACAGAAAATAAAATTAATATAGTAACAACTACTGAAAGTAATGTTACTGTAACCCAACCCTCAATCCAAACTGTTGAAGTGTTAACAGGACCACAAGGCCCTGCAGGTTCTTCGGGCTCAGTTTATAGTAACTCTACAACTGTAACTTATACGTCCGCAAATATTTTAGCTTTAGATGAAATTGATGTACTCCCTGCTCCATCATCTGGGCAATATTATGAGTTTAAATTAATATTAGAATATAACTTTGTTACCACCCCATATTCAGGTACTGGAATACCTCAAATCCTTACTGCCCCTACAGTTGCAGGAAGTTTACTTTCTGTACCTACTGTCTCTGAAAATAAAGTTAATGGGTATTTTGAAGGTGTAAATGATTTAAATTCTCCTTTAACATTTAGAATAAGACCAGGAAGCACAGTTACAGGTGGTGATGGTACTCTTACTTTAAAAATACAATACAATATATCTACTTTTGGGTAAAAAATACCTAAATTATTTCTTATAATATTTATAACAAAATATTAATATGGCAAATATTCCTATATGGCCTGGTTCAAGTAGCTTCTTCCCAGGTGACACACCTTTTGGATTTTATGACAATGACTTTCAATTTCAACAAGATACGGATAAATTCGCTAGATTCGCAGCTCAACGTTTAGGATACCCCCTTGTAGAAGTTGAATTGCAAGATATAAACTTTTATACTGCATTTGAAGAAGCAGTTACAACATATGGAAATGAGTTATATGCTTATCAAGTAGCAGATAATCTTTTAACATTTCAAGGTGCTACTTCCTCTATTGGCCCTGCTAATGAAGAACTACCTCAAGAAAATTTAGCAGAAGTAGTTAGACTTTCAAATCAATACGGAGTAGAAGCAGGAGTGGGTGGAGATGTAACTTATTATACTGGTTCGTTACCACTTATTCAAGGTAAACAAGAGTACGATATGAATGAATGGGCTTCAAGCTCTGGTATTGAAGGTAGAATAGAATTAAAAAGAATATTTTATGAAACTCCTCCTGCAATTACAAGATATTTTGACCCATATGCGGGTACAGGTGTAGGTATGCAACAAATGATGGATTCTTTTGGTTGGGGATCATTTTCACCAGCTATTAATTTTATGTTAATGCCTATTAATTACGATTTAGCTAAAATACAAGCAATTGAGTTAAATGATCAAATTCGAAAATCACAATATACCTTTGAATTAGTTAACAATAAATTAAGGATTTTCCCAATACCTAACAATACTGCTATAACATATATGTCCTTCCATTATGTTAAACTAGAAGAAACAAACAATCCTTACTATGATAGAAACGGCAGGGAAATTATAACCAACGCCTCTAATGTTCCATATCAAAACCCCAATTATACACGTATTAACTCCGTTGGTAGACAATGGATTTTTGAATATAGTTTAGCAATTGTTAAAGAAATTTTGGGATATGTTAGAGGAAAATATTCCCAAATACCTATACCAGGATCAGAAGTAACTCTAAACCAATCCGACCTAATATCAGCAGCAACCTCAGAAAAAACTGCATTAATAGAAAGGTTAAGAGCATACTTTGATACAACTTCTCGTAAAACATTACTCGAGAAAAAAGCTGCAGAAGGTGAAGCACAAAACAAAATAATTAGTGATGTTCCAATGACAATTTTTATAGGATAATATGGCATTATTTGGCACACAACGTGACGTTTCTTTAGTAAGAAGTATTAACCGAGAGTTAATGGGTGATATCATCACTCAACAATGTGCTGTTTATAAATTAAATATAGAAGAAACCAGAGTAAATATATATGGCGAATCTTCAGGAGCTAAATACTATCAAGAACCTGTTCTATTAAATGTATTACTTGAAAGAGGTGACCAAACATACAACTCTAGTGATATGGGAGTTGATTATACACGAGATGTAGAATTTAGATTTTTTAGAGATGATTTAGTTGATGCTAGTGTAGTAATGGAACCTGGAGATATTATAATGTATTACGAGTCATATTTTGAAGTAGATAGTGTTAAAGATAACCAATTATTTGTTGGTAAAGACCCAAGATACCCATATAGTCAAAACCCACTTAATCCTGGATTAGACAATTTTGGCTCTAATATTTCTATTATTTGCACTAGCCATTATACCCCAGCTGATAAAGTACAAATTACAAGAGAAAGACTATAACCTATGCCACAATCTAGAAAACCCGTACCTAAAAGTCAAAAGGAAATTAGTCGTTCCCAACAAGAACCTTATGTTAATCCTGAAAACGGTGATACTAGAGGTAACCCTAATGAACCTAGTAAATTTGAACAGTTTACTAAAACTGAACAAAATGGGTTAGATCATAACAGATCAAATGAACTGTCTTTTAAAAATGATACAACAAAACCATTTACAGTTGGGTTACAAGATATAGATGAATCTATAATGTATTATTTTCAAAAGGTAATACGTCCTTTTGTTGTACAAAATGGTAAACGAATTGCTGTACCTATAATTTATGGTGCTCCTGAAAGATGGAAATCAGCTCAAAAAGATGGTTACTATAAAGATAAAAGAGGTAGAATTATGGCCCCTATCATTATGTTTAAAAGAGACTCATTTGAAAAAGACAGATCAGTAGGAAATAAACTTGATGGTAATACCCCAAACTTATATGCTTCATGGAAAAAAACATATAATACAAAAAATTCATATTCAAATTTTAGTGCTTTAAACAATCGAAAACCCACAGAACAATACATAGTTAATGTAATACCTGACTATGTTAAATTACAATATAGTTGTACTATTCAAACATATTATATAGATCAATTAAATAAAATAGTTGAAGCTGTAAATTACGCTTCTGATTCATATTGGGGTGATCCTGAACGATTCAAATTTAAAGCCACTATTGACTCATACACAACAACTACAGAACTAAATGACGGACAAGATAGAATAGTAAAATCTACATTCACATTAAATATGTATGGACATATAATACCAGACACAATTCAAAAGCAGATTTCTGCTATTAAAAAGTTTAATAGTAAATCACAAGTTATTATTGGAGTTGAAGTACAAGGAGTTGGATCCGAAAATATATAAAATTAAATAAATGGCAAAGACATTAAGTAAAGCAGGAATAACCACAGGAAATACAGTTAAAGCATTCCATGTTACACAATCGGTAGACGCATTTACAGGAACTGATGCTTATGATATTACACTATCAGGTTCATTAACTGTAACAGGTTCAATTACAGGCCAACCTACTATAACTAATGATTTAACTGCTTCATATGCTATAACAGCTTCATATGCTGAAAACGCTGGTGGTGGTGGAGGAGCTGCATTCCCTTTTTCAGGATCTGCAGTTATAACAGGGTCACTTTTAGTAAGTAGCTCAAATAACCAACAATTAACAATAGAAGGTAGTGGTTCCTCTAACCCTATACTTACAATAAATGGTTCACTAGGTGAATTATTTTCAGTAACAGATATACTTTCAGGTAGTTTATTTTCAGTAAATGATATTTCAGGTACTTCGATTTTAGAAGTATTTTCAGATGATACAGTTACAATAGGTAATTTTGCTGCCCCTGTTTTACATACTTCAGTTACAGTTAACGCTAATTCTGGGAATACTACAATATATGATGGTATCCCAACATCTTCATACAACAGTGCATTTTTTGAATATACAGCAAAATCTGCTTCAAATGCTAGATCAGGAAAAATAACTTCTGTTTGGATACCTGGAACAACTAATATAACTTCATCTGAAACAACATCACCTGATATAGGAGATACCTCAGGATTTGCATTCACAGTAATACTTTCAGGTGCAAATGCTGTGTTAACAGGGTCTGCCGCTACAAATAATTGGGTAATAAAAACAAGTGTAAGAGCAATATAAAATGGGTTTTAGTTTTTCACCAAATATAGTAAATGACAATAGTTTGGTAGTTTATGTTGATGCACAAAATCCAAAATGTGGGGATGTAGGTGCTACTAAACTACTTAACTTAGGAAGACCCGAACTACCCTCAGGCTCAGAATCAGAAATATTTAAAGATTGGAACTCTACAAATGGAGCTACTATAGTAACTTCTTCTTATGGAAATGTTTTAGAATTTGATGGAACTGATGACTATTGGACACCCGTTAATTCTCCTGTAAAAAGATTACCTAATAATTTTACTTATTCTACTTGGATAAACATAGATAGAAACCCACCAGGTACTATGGGAACAGCTCTTTTTTGGGGAGGTGCTGGACCAACTCCAGAAAGAGCCTGGCTTCTTGTAGCAGGTAATAACATACAAGTTAGAATGTCTAGTGATTTAGGTGCAGTAGCTACTAGTATTGATACTTATTTTACTTCTAGTTATCCTAATCCTTTTAATCATATTACAGTTACAGGGCAAGATAATGGAGATAGTACAACTACTGTAAGCTTTTACATTAATGGTTCCCAAGTAACTTCCTCTATACATGCTATAGTACAAAATAGAACCAGCTCAGTAAATAATTATCAAGAACC